ATGGCTAGGAGTTCTAGGCTCGAAAGTGGATTTCAAGATGGTCTGATTCAGCGTTTAAAAAATATGTTCCCTGGCTGCATGGTCTTTAAAATGGATCAAATACAAGGGCTTCCTGATCTGTTGGTCTTGTATCAAGATAAGTGGGCGTCCTTAGAATGCAAAAAATCTGCGAATGCTGCAAAACAACCCAATCAGGAATATTACGTAGATCTGATGGACAACATGTCCTTCTCAAGATTTGTTTATCCTGAGAATAAGGAGGAAGTGTTAAGTGAACTTCAATCGGCATTTCGAACTTGAAGGGCTGCATGCTTTTCTTGGGCCGAGTAAATATCATTGGCTCAATTACAGCGAAGAAAAAATGGCTGACTCATATTTGAATTTTCTGGCGGCACAGAGAGGAACAGAGCTGCATGCGTTCGCTGCGCAATGCATTCGACTGGGACAGAAATTACCCAAATCACAAAAAACACTCAACATGTATGTAAACGATGCAATTGGCTTTCGGATGACTCCCGAGCAACCACTATTCTATTCGGAAAATTGTTTTGGGACTGCGGATGCCATTTCGTTTCGAAAAGACATGCTTAGAATTCATGACTATAAGTCGGGTGCGATTCCGGCCCATATTGAGCAGCTTGAAATATACGCTGCTCTTTTTTGTTTGGAATATCGTGTGAAGCCGACTGATATTGAAACAGAGCTTCGCATCTATCAAAGTGATGATATTCTGTGTCACAATCCGACTGCGGATGATATTTCGGCAATTATGAATAAGATTATCGTTTCTGACAAAATCATCAAGAAAATTAAAGAACGGGAGAGCTAAGCCATGAATTCTATTGCTGAAGATAATTTGATGCATTACGGCACACCAAGACATTCGGGTCGCTATCCTTGGGGTTCTGGCGATAATCCCTATCAGCGCAGCGGAGATTTTTTAAGCCGTATTGAAGAGCTGAAAAACCAAGGACTTACCGAAACCGAAATTGCCAAAGCAATGGGAATGTCTACGACTCAATATCGTGCGCAGAAATCCTTGGCAAAGGACGAACGACGTGCATTAGATGTTGCCCGGGCAAAGTCTCTTCGGGAAGACGGTCTAAGCCTGAATGAAATTGCGAGGGAGATGGGTTTTGCCAATGATTCTTCTGTTCGCTCATTGCTGAACGAACGTTCTGAAGCTCGGATGAATCAAGCGAAGAAGACTGCGGAATTTCTGAAAGAGCAGATAGCGGAAAAAGGGATGATCGATGTTGGCACGGGTGTTGAACGTGAACTTGGAATTTCAAAAGAGAAGCTAAAAGAAGCTTTGGCGATCCTCGAAGCAGAAGGATATCCAGTATACGGCGGGAGAATCCAGCAGGCCACGAATCCTGGAAAACATACAACTCTTCAGGTGGTTTGTCCTCCGGGTACGGAGCATAAGGAAATATACGACTACGACAATATTCATTCTGTGAAAGATTATATTTCTTATGATGATGGCGAATCTTTCAGAAAAAGTTTCGTATATCCTGAAAGCATGGATTCCAGTCGGCTGAAAATCCGTTATGCGGAAGACGGGGGAATCGAGAAAGACGGCGTTATCGAAATTCGCAGAGGCGTTGAGGATCTTTCTCTTGGAGAATCTCATTATGCACAAGTTCGAATTCTCGTTGACGGAAATCGGTATCTTAAAGGGATGGCCGTATATTCTGACGATTTGCCTGATGGTGTGGATGTCGTGTTCAATACGAACAAAAAACAAGGAACTCCGACAGGAGACGTTCTGAAGAAAATTACCAATGATCCCGAAAATCCGTTTGGCTCACTCATTAAAGAGCATGGAGGTCAAAGCTATTACGACGATCCGAATGGTAAGTACACCGATCCGGTAACAGGAAAGAAACAGTCGCTTTCTTTAATCAATAAGCGCGCTGAAGAGGGGGACTGGGGTGAATGGAGCGACCATCTTCCGTCACAATTTCTCTCCAAGCAAAGTATGACACTCATCAATAAGCAGCTCGACTTAGCGACCAAAGACAAGTTTGCGGAGTTTGATGAAATATGTTCTTTAACAAACCCGACTGTAAAAAAGGCCCTTCTCAAGTCTTTCGCTGATGATTGTGACTCCGCAGCCGTCCATTTACAGGCAGCAGCATTACCGCGTCAAAAGTATCAGGTTATCTTGCCTGTTACAGATATGAAGGACGATGAGGTGTACGCACCAAATTACAAAAACGGTGAAAAAGTCGCTCTTATCCGCTATCCACATGGCGGAACTTTCGAAATACCGATTTTAACAGTAAACAATAAGCAGCCAACAGCTAAAAGAATGTTGGACAATGCTCTTGATGCGATTGGTATTAACAGTAAAGTTGCAGAGCGTCTATCAGGAGCTGATTTCGACGGCGACACCGTTATGGTCATACCCACCGGTGGAAAGGTTAAGGTTACATCAACACCGCCACTAAAGGGGTTGGAAGGCTTTGACCCAAAGCTTGAATATGGCGGTAAAAAAGAGGGAACCTTTAAGCCCATGAAAAACACGCAAACTGAAATGGGAAAGATTTCAAACCTCATTACCGACATGACTTTGAAAGGTGCTACTCAGGATGAGCTTGCTCGTGCTGTCCGCCACAGTATGGTAGTTATCGATGCTGAAAAACACAAGCTCGATTACAAACAAAGCGAACAGGATAACGGGATTTCTGCTCTTAAGAAAAAGTATCAGGGAACAGTTGATGAGAATGGTCGTTACCATGAAGGTGCTGCGACATTGATCTCTCGTGCTAAATCTGAAACCTCTGTTCTTAAGCGAAAAGGAAGTCCGATTATCAATAAAGAGACAGGTGAGCAGCGCTACAAAGAAGTTTATGAAGAATACACTGATAAGAATGGCAAAGTTAAGGTTCGTACTCAGGCCAGCACAAAGATGGCTGAAACCAAAGATGCCAGAACGCTTTCCTCCGGTACTCCACAGGAAGAAGCATATGCTGATTATGCCAACAACATGAAATCTCTAGCCAACCGTGCACGCAGAGAGATGATGAATACCGGCAAGATTGCGTACTCTGCTTCGGCTAAGAGAACGTATCAGGCAGAGGTAGACTCCCTGGAGGCCAAGCTGAATGTTGCTTTAAAGAATGCACCTCGTGAACGTCAGGCTCAGATTCTTGCTAATGCTGCTGTAAAAGCTAAAAAGCAGGAGAATCCGGACATGACCAAGGGGGAGATTAAAAAAGCGAACCAGCAGGCCCTCACGGCCGCACGAAATTCGGTGGGCGCTAAACGTGAACCCATCCTGATAACAGATCGTGAATGGGAGGCCATACAGGCCGGCGCTATCAGCGAGAACCGGCTTACACAAATCATCAACAATGTAGATACCGATAAGCTCAGACAACGTGCAACACCTAGAGCAACAACAACGCTTAGCTCTGCAAAGGTCAATAAAATTTCATCTATGAATGCATCTGGTTACACGACTGCTGAGATCGCAGAAGCTCTTGGCGTATCAGCATCCACAGTGTCAAAATACTTGAACTGAAAGGAGTGAACCAAGTATTATGGCAAGTAAATGTATGCTTACAACGTTTGACAATCCGTACAATCCTTTTGATGAGTTCACTTCGTGGTTCATGTTCGATGAGGAAAAAGGTTATCATTCGTGTGCTTACTTAGGAAGAATCGCAAAGACATCTGAACAGCTTTCAGATGAGGAAAATGCACAAGAGATTGAGCGTGCGATTGACGAAATCATTAAGTATGATTTTCAAAACATTTATAAAAAAGTGAAACAGTAGTTTATTTGTGGTCGCGGTGATGAGCCTTAGAGGTATAGGGGGGGGGACGCTAAAAACGCACCCCCCTCCGTCATCGCGGCCCTCCTCAAAAATTCCCCGGAGGAACTTTTTTGAAAAAGGCTTCTGGAGCAGGGCAGCATTTAATCGAGCTCATAAGGCTTATTCGCTTCGACGGACACTTTCACGCTTTCTTTTTACCTCCAGATTTTCTCCTTTCAGTGAAACAGAGATTCCGGCGGTCTTATGAGCTCGCTTAAATGCTGTATAAAAGTACAGCAAAAGTTAGCATGATTATTACAAAATCTATCAGAGAGGGGGCAGTAACAGGTGAAAAAAATACATGCGGAAAGTAATTCGTCAACAACAAAACGTATTCGCCCGGCTTTGACGCCTGAGGCCAGACAAAACCAGCTTATATCTTTGGCCATTGATTTGGTCGAGAAACGTTTGATAGAAGGAACTGCTTCTTCTCAAGAAACTACGCATTTTTTAAAACTGGCATCCACGAAAGCTCACTTAGAGGAACAGATTCTCGAAAAGCAAAAAGATTTGATTGAGGCAAAAACCAAATCCTTGCAATCCACAGAGCGAATCGAAGAGCTTTACAAAGAAGCGATGAGCGCTTTCCGGAGGTACAGCGGGAGTGGTGAAAGCGATGAAGTTTAAAACATATTCGGAATTGTCACAGCTTCTTTCTTTCGAAGAGCGCTATCAATATTTACGTTTGTGTGGAAAGGTTGGAGAGGATACTTTTGGCTTTGACCGATATCTAAATCAGGAGTTCTACAAAACAGATGAGTGGCGGGCAATTAGAGATGTTGTAATCATTCGAGACAATGGTTGTGACCTCGGTGTAGACGATAGGCAAATAGGTGGCCGCATCCTGGTTCACCATATGAACCCTATTACCAAAGAAGACATTTTGTACAGAAGCAAAATGCTTCTTGACCCAGAATATTTGATTTGCACGACTGACAATACTCATAAGGCGATTCACTATGGGGACGAGAATCTTTTAATTAAGAATCCAATTGAGCGTAGACCAAACGATACATGCCCATGGAGGCACTAAGAGGAGGAATTTTAGGTGAACACAGTTACCATTGGAATTGTTACTGACTGCCTTTCCCTGAGCATTCGAGAAGAGCCGGATTCAGATGGCAAGGTTATCGGTACGGTTGATGCCCTTTCAGAACTGATGATCGACGAGGGTGCGTCAAACGAGGATTTTTACAAAGTATGTACTGAAGCAGGCGTAGAAGGATTTTGCAGTAAACGATATGTTGCAGTTAGGCCGAAAGGGTGACAAAGATGATAAGCATACTCAATACAATAAAAAAGCTTCTTGGTCCGACAGAGGTCTATGACCATTTCGATACTGACATTATTGTGCATATCAATTCTGCCTTTTCTAGTCTAACGCAACTCGGAGTAGGCCCGCAGGACGGTTTCTTTATAAAAGATGAGACGGATTTATGGACGGATTTCATTCAAGACGACAAACGATTGGAATTTGTAAAAACATACATATATCTCAAAGTGAAGCTCGTGTTCGATCCACCCCTTAGCTCTTCTGTCCTTGACGCGATGAACCGCCAAATCAATGAACTGGAATGGCGATTGAATGTAGCGGTTGATTCAGGGACGAGGAGGGATTAGGATGTGGAAATATGCTCGCGCTCGCACGGATGAACTTTTTCACTATGGCGTGAAGGGAATGAAATGGGGTGTACGGCGAACGCCGGAGCAACTCGGTCATTCTCCGAAGGTTGCAAAGGCCGGCAAACGTGTTATACTTAAAGAGAAATCCAGCGGTGGTGAGAAAGGGCTTAAAACGCAGCCATCGTCTGCTCTTAGAAAAGGAATTCGAAGTTTGGAGAAACGGGTTGAGGACCATTATAAAAAGGTTCAGGCACCTGAAAAATACTGTAAAGATTGGGACTCTTATACAGAGCGAGCAAAGTCAGGTCTTATAAAACACTGGAAGCAAGAAATTGACAATTTCAATGACTCCATCAGCAATCGAATTGATGAACTAAAAAAGCGAGGTGAAAATTATGAATAACGATATTTTTAATCATATTATTAACCGCCTATTGAGCAACGCTAATGACGCACTAAAGGATGCGCAAGCTAATGATAAAGATGAATTCTACGTTGGAAAAAAACTAGCTTATTATGAGGTCTTGGATACAATAAAAAATGACCTCATAATCGCAGAATATGATTTACAAGAATGCGGCCTTGATATTGACTTGGATAACGATTACTTGTAAATTGTAAAGATTCAATTGGGAGAACAACTTTTTCGATGGATAGGAAAACGGGGAAACCGTTGTTAACCGTCTCCCCGTTTCTTGGGCTTGTCAGGCACATGCCAGCAGCCGTTTAAGGTCCACTTTGAGCGAAGCGGTCCCTTTGCTGATGTGCAGCTCGGCAATATCGTCTGCGAACAGACGGACTATCACAACAAGAAGCTTTTTCAGTGTTTGAAAAAATTTCTCGCCCATACTCCTTTCACCTCCTATCCATCGAAAAGTTGCTCTCCTTTCACTTGCCATTCTACGATAGTCGTCGAAAAAACACAATATTCATTTTTATGCCAGGGGCTGTGGAAACACGGCCTCTTTTTAATGCACAAAATAGGTGGTGAAAATTCAAAATGGAGAACGAACTTTATCATTACGGTGTCCTAGGTATGAAGTGGGGAGTTCGGAGAACGCCGGCACAGCTTGCAAAGGCGAATGGGAAGGCTAAGCGAAAATCCGAAGACAATGCGAAGAAATCTGATATGAAAAAGGCGGTCAAATCCAGAAGAACGCTCAGCGACGCTGACCTGAAAAAGCGGATTGAGCGGATTAAGATGGAAAAGCAGCTAAAGGACTTAACTGCAGAGGAGATTTCTCCAGGTAAAAAATTTGTTTCAGAGGTTCTTTCTTCCAGCGGGAAAAAAGTTGCGACAGCGCTGGTTACCGGGGCCGTTTTGTACGGAACAAAAGCAGCATTGACAAATCAGTTCGATATTAAAGAATTGGCTGGTTACATGACACCAAAACCGAAGAATAAGTGAAGAAAAATTTGATGGAGGACTTAATTCTATGCGGACTTATAATCAAACCGACTATCTGGCTCATTACGGTGTCCTCGGCATGAAGTGGGGCGTTCGACGCAAGACAAACAATTCGAATTTTTCCGGAAGGGCAAAAAGTGGAGGCATTATCAAAAAAATCAAAAGATTCTACTCGGAAGATGGCGTTTCAGACGAGACATTAAAGTCCGCTCGCAAGGCACAGCGAGAGGCGAACAAAGAGGACTTAGCGACGACCAAGGCCGCCCTTCAGTACCAAAATGCTGAGCTTGCAAAGGCTCGTGCTGATAAGAAATTAAAAACCATGATGCAACCATGGGCGGATACTTCTGACGATGACCAGAAAATTGAAAAACTGAAAAACACTATTAAAGATCTGAAGGATGAGGAAAAGTATTACGAAAAAATAAAAGTCAACGAGATTGTAACTAAAAAGTCTATTGCAGACGGGCGAAAATATGCAACAGCCCTCCTTGCTGGAATAGGTGCTTTAAGTGTTGCCTCTATTGCAGTGTTAAAGTCTTAATCATATAAAAGAAAAACTTTCAACGGAGGAAAAATTCAAGTAAGAGAGAAAAAGGGAAGCTGCTTGTAACAGCCTCCCTTGGGGTTATGTCCCAAAATATTTTTTGACATACTGTTTGCCGCGTTCAACATCACGCAAGTTAATGGACTGAATTGGGCGATGCAGAAAATGCAGCAATGCGGCAGTGCCATACACACGTTTTCCGTGCTGGCTAACGTAACCGCATTTTTCGATTAACATTACTAATCGACGGTCAATCATTCGAAACCTTCTCTCTTACTTGAATTTTTCCTCCGTTTTTCTTCTTTACGATTCTTATTATGGCTAAATTTTATTCCGAGTCAATAACAAGGTGGTTACAATATGGCATTGTCAAACACGGCCGTCCCGAAATACTACGGCATGTTTCGAGATGCCGTAATCCGTGGCGAGATTCCGGTAAACAAAGAAATTTCGATGGAGATGAATCGAATCGACGACTTGATTGCAAATCCCGGAGTTTACTATGACGACAGGGCAGTAGAGGGGTTCATCGATTATTGCGAAAGCGAACTCACACTTACCGATGGAGCGGACTTAAATCTTCTCGATACATTTAAACTGTGGGCCGAGCAGATTTTTGGATGGTATTACTTTGTTGAGCGCAGCGTTTATGAGCCCTATGAGGATGGTTATGGCGGTCATTACATAACCAAAAAAGTCAGGAAACGTTTGATCAATAAGCAATACCTAATTGTCGCCCGTGGCGCAGCGAAATCGATGTACGGTTCTTGCCTCCAAAACTTTTTTCTCAATGTGGACGCAACCACAACGCACCAGATTACTACGGCTCCGACAATGAAACAGGCCGAAGAGGTTTTGTCTCCGATTCGCACCTCAATCACTCGTGCAAGAGGCCCATACTTCAAATTCTTGACAGAGGGGTCTTTACAGAATACGACAGGCTCTAAAGCAAACCGCGTAAAACTTTCTCCAACCAAAAAGGGTATCGAGAATTTTTTGACGGGTTCGTTGTTGGAGATAAGACCAATGCGAATCGATAAGCTTCAGGGATTGCAAATCAAAGTTGCGACGGTAGACGAATGGCTTTCGGGGGACATTCGAGAGGATGTAATCGGTGCAATAGAGCAGGGCGCTTCGAAGGTCGACGACTATCTCATCGTTGCGATCAGTTCTGAAGGGACAGTTCGTAATGGTGCCGGCGATACAATCAAAATGGAGTTGATGGACATTCTCAAAGGGGATTACATCAACCCGCACGTATCGATTTGGTGGTATAAGCTCGATTCAATTGACGAAGTTTCAGATCCGGCGATGTGGGTAAAAGCGCAGCCTAACATTGGTAAGACTGTTAGCTATGAGACGTATCAATTGGATGTGGAGCGTGCCGAAAAAGCACCGGCTGCGCGAAATGATATTCTTGCAAAAAGGTTCGGTCTGCCGATGGAAGGTTATACTTATTACTTTACCTATGAGGAGACACTTCCACACCGCAAGCGTTCGTATTGGCAGATGGCATGTTCTCTTGGCGCAGACCTTTCTCAGGGCGATGACTTCTGTGCCTTTACCTTCCTTTTCCCTTTATCCAATGGTGCTTTTGGAATAAAGACAAGGAACTATATCACCTCGTCTACTCTAATGAAACTCCCGGCGGCAATGCGAATCAAGTATGATCAGTTCATGCAAGAAGGCAGTTTGATTGTCCTTGAGGGAACAGTCTTGGACATGATGCAGGTCTACGATGATCTGGACAACTATATCACGGATTGTGGATACGACGTGCGTTGCTTTGGATACGATCCTTACAATGCAAGGGAGTTTGTTGACAGGTGGGCATCAGAGAACGGCCCCTTTGGAATTGAAAAAGTAATCCAAGGTGCAAAAACGGAATCCGTTCCTTTGGGAGAGCTGAAAAAGCTTTCTGAGGAGCGGATGCTTTTGTTTGACGAGGATTTGATGACTTTTGCAATGGGGAACTGCATTACGTTGGAAGACACAAATGGAAACAGGAAACTTTTAAAGAAGCGATATGAGCAGAAAATCGACGCTGTTGCAGCTATGATGGATGCCTATATTGCCTATAAAGCCAACAAAGATGCTTTTGAATAATCGCATTCGTTGGTTAGTTTAAACTAACTGTTTAAAAGGCGGTGAACATTCAAAATGGACATGTCTATGGGTTCCAGGTTTAAACGAGCCTGGAACACTTTTTTTAACAGAGATCCTACGCACTCTTACAACGATACCGGACCCGGATACTTCTACCGTCCGGACCGTACTCGTTTCAGCCGGGGTAATGAGCGTTCAATTGTTACTTCTGTTTACAATCGAATTAGCCTAGACGGTGCTGCTATTTCTATTCAACATGTTCGACTGGATGAAAACGAGCGATATGTTTCAAACGTTTCATCCGAGCTGAACAACTGCTTGACACTGGAAGCAAACCTCGACCAAACGGCACGAGCTTTTCGACAAGACGTAATCATGTCGATGCTCGACGAGGGCTGTATCGCTATTGTTCCGGTAGAAACGACCGATAATCCGGAAGAAACCGGAGGCTATGACATCCTGTCTATGCGTGTCGGTAAAATTCTTGAATGGTATCCACAGCATGTCAAAGTTCGTGTGTACAACGAATGGACAGGGGAGAAGCAAGACATTATGATAAGCGGATTGTAATAGACCAAAACAGCATTATCAACATGTCGGGTGAGGCCTCTATCGTTGGGACCTCACGTCGTTTTAATGTGCCAGCAGAAGATATCCCTATTACTAACGATGCGGTTATCGAGCCAGTAAGGTGTAATATCTTGCCAGCAAGGCCATCTGGTGGTGTGTCTGGCACATATGCTCTCGATGCTCCTGGTATTAGTTTACAAAACAATCAATCTGTTTCTCAGCCAAATATCAATATTCGCGTTCCCGGCTGTAAGACATTAGAGGAAATTAAAGCGTGGCTTACCGATAACCCCCTCACCGTCTACTACCAAAGTACCTCCTACAACGGTGCGAACGGTTTGGACATATGTCTGACGGAGTACCAGAACGGCTCTATAGAACTGGATGGGACGGAAAGTAATTTACAGTTCTTTAGCGAATATCAAACATTGGCGATTAAAGGGATAACGACAGCGGGAGATCCATCGCAAGCTAATGCTTATGGAGTTTGCATCAGCAGCCATTTCGCATTGGTTCCTCCGGGCACATCAACCACCTTAGATAAGGTTGTTTACGGACAACCCCAATACAATCAGATTATCATACACGACACAAGTTGGAACAGCCTTGAGACTGCAAAAGCCTACCTCGCCGCCCAAAAAGCCGCAGGAACGCCTGTACAGATTGCTTACCAGCTCGCTACGCCAGAAGTGTACGCCACAGACCCTGTTGATTTCGACAACGCAGCCGGGCCGCTCACCGTCTTGACCGGCGGAGAACTGGAAGCCGCATTCAAAAGCGCGGACAAAGTGGTCGAGTCTCGTATTGACTTTGTCGAAGACACGCTCAATGAGCAGGGTCAAGCCATCGCAGAAAAGGCTCCGATTTCCCATTCTTCAGATAAGTCTACTTACGGTCTCGGCTCTGGTAGCCAGTTCGGACATGTGAAGCTTTCGGACGCCACAGCAAGCGGATCGAACGCCGGTCAGGGTATCGCTGCAACTCCGAGTGCGGTGAATCAAGTGAACGCCAGGGTCTCAACGGTAGACGGTATTGCAAGAGCAGCTATGCCGAAATCTGGTGGAACGTTTACGGGAAATGTTCTCGCTAGTTCGGTAAATGAAGCAGGAGCGTTCCTTCGCAACATCAGCGTTCAAAATAGCGCGAGCCAGTCGCAGTATACCAATTTCATTATCATGGTGAGGAAGTGATCGTATGCCAATCTATGATTTTGATGGGTCCACCAGTCGCGAAATCGGGAAACTGTACGACTGGAACGGATCGACAAACTCTCAGATCAAAGAGGTCTATGACTTCGATGGAACCACAAGCCGTCTGATCTATAAGGATGCGCCGGACTATTTGTTCAATTGGGGTGACAACGCCGAGATCACAGGCGGATGGTCCGTTAAGAAATGGGTTCTAAGTGGGTCCGCCAACGGCATTATTGGTGCTGATTACCTGGATCTTTACATTGGCAACACCGGAAATTCCAATCGTCGAATTTATATTCACACAAATAAAGCCGTCAATGTGACAGATCTGAAAAGCATAAGCATGACCTATGGCGGAACGAGTACGGTTACATGCCCGGACCATAACGCTGCTTGGTGGGGCATCGAGCATTTTGGACTTGCCCTCTCGACGTTCATCCCGAGTGATCCTCAAAACCAACTTCCAGACTCTTTTACGTATAAGAATTACTCAAAATGGTGGAATCGTGCTCCAAATGTGGGCGGTCCAGGTTCGTTCACATGGGGCCCGATTACAAACACCATAGACACGTCGGGAATCTCAGGGAGTTTCTACGTTGTACTTGTCCTGAACGCCTATGATGCCACATCTCCATATGGGTTTACGGTTCGAACCGTTACCTGTACATCCTAACAATTCTAAGGAGGCTTCTACATGCTGAAAGTGAAAATCGGTGAAAAAGAGTTTGAGTATCTCACTTCTTTGGAAACCGAAGAATACTACAATGGCTCAAGCCGCCGTACGCTCACGGTCAATTGTCCGAGTGACGCAATCGGTCTGGATGAGCTGAATGCGCTTCTGACCGAAGAGAATCTTGCTGAGATCGTCATGACCAATACGGAAGGTATATCGGTCTACAAAGACGTTCTCGCTGAGAATGAAGAAGGCGAAATGGTTCCTACGGGTGAACAGGAGTTCGATCATTTCGATCCGATCGTCAACTACTTCGACGGTTATGTCCTGAAGCTGTCCTGTGGGATCACAAGCGTCATAACTCAGCCCGAAACGCCTGATACACCGGCTGTGTACGAGGAACAGATCGTCTTTAAAGTTGGAAAGCGCACCTACATTGAAGAGCAGCTCCACAAGCTGGGACTGTAAAGGAGGACAAGCATATGGAACGAGCAAGATTCCCAATGGAGTTCCTACGTGTAACTCAAGGCCCCAATGTAGGAAGCCACGCAGGCAGTAAGGCGATGGACTTCGGCGGGAAAGATACCGGAAAAGACCCGATTTACGCCCCTTTTACGGGTAAGTTTGTGCGTGTCCGTAAGGATTCCTCTCACGAGTCATACTTAGAATCCTTGGAGCCGGTCGAATTCGCCAATGGTGTTGTCGACTATATGACACTCACGTTCATGCACGATGACGTTTTGGACGTAAAAACAGGCCAAATTGTACGTCAGGGCGAGAAAATCGGTGATGAAGGTGGATTTGGTGGTGGCCGTCCGAACCGTTTTGGCGCACATCTTCACATTGAAGCGAGCCGAGGCCGGAATATCGCTTATCAGGTTCAAAATGGAGCTGGTACCTACTGTACTCCAAATCAGGTGAATATTTGGGACGCCCTGTGGGTTGGCGGAGATGTCCAGATCCTGAAAGATGGCGGCTACTCTTGGAAACGAGATGTAAAAAAGGAGGAGAACGATATGGAATTTCTGGAAGTCACAAGTGAACGTTGTGAAGTATTCACCGAGGCAAACGTAAATTCTGTCGACCGTACTTTTAATAACGGAAGGCTCGTGAAAGGGGCGTTCTACCCGATTCAGAGCGATGTTGGCACGGATGGAGTGTATCATTGGGTGCGCATTCAGGCTGGAGATAAGAAGCGATATGCTGTTGTTCTGGAAGATCGAAGCAAGATTGTATCTCTTTCTGCTGGGGACGCCATTGCGGCATGTATGGCGCAGGCTCCGCATGTTGACACATCCGAGCTTGAGAAAAAACTGGCCGATATGACTGCCGAAAAAAATGCTGTCGAAAAACGCCTCGCTGACGTTAAAGCATACGTCGCGGAGGTGTGAAGACAGTGGAATGGACAGTAGTAGGTGTAATCGTTGCTTTAGTTGGTTTGTTCGTGACCGTTGGGGCTCCAATCATTAGACTGAACGGCAATATAGCTCGTTCGAATGTGATTTTGGATCGACTTGAAAAAGAGTTAGCCGCTCAAAAAATGGACGCAAAAGAAAGCCATCGTCGCTTATGGAAGCATAACGATGAGCAAGATGAACGTATCGGAGATCATGAAACCCGTATTACAATTTTGGAAAATAGGTAGGAGGTATAGTTATGAAAATGACAAATAAAGTGTATGACATCCTTAAGTGGATTGCACAGTATTTTCTTCCGGCTATTGGTACATTGTACTTCGCACTAGCTGGCATTTGGGGACTGCCCTACGGAGAGCAGATCGTAGGCACAATTACTGCCGTTGATACTTTCTTGGGGGTCCTCCTTGGAATCAGTTCGGCACAGTATAATAAGGCCAGCTTGGCTATGAGCAAAAAATAA